CTGGGTAGATAAAGAACTAATAGGACAAGAAGATACTGACTTCCTCACATTAACCTATAAAGACAATGACAGCTTACCTAATTCGATAGTAAAAGAAATAGAGAAAGCAAAAGATAAAGCTAAGACATCTACCTATTGGGCTAATTGGTGGAAAGTATATGGACTAGGAGAGATAGGTAGTTTAGAGGGAGTATGTATTCCTGATTGGAAGTACATTGATAATATTCCTTATGAAGCTAGGTTACTTTGTGGAGGATTAGACTTTGGCTATAGTATAGACCCAAGTACGATTATCTTATTATACAAATGGAACAACGCTTACATATATGATGAGATACTATATCAAAAAGGAATGCTCAATAGAGATATAAGTAGATTCTTAAAAGACAATAACATCACTACTCACCTTTGGGCAGATTCAGCAGAACCTAAGAGTATAAATGAGATAAGAGCTTATGGACATAAAATATCAGGAGTAACTAAAGGCAGAGATAGTGTGATATATGGAATCAACTTAATAAACCAAAATGAAATCTATGTAACCTCCAGGTCTAAGAATCTAATCAAAGAACTACAAGGATATATATGGGCTAAAGATAAAGAAGGTAATAACATACAGAAACCTACAGGTTCTCATCCTGATTGTATTGATGCTTGTAGATATGCACTTATGATGCAGCTTGAAAATCCTAATAGAGGTAGATATACTATTCAATAAAAAAAGTTATTAAAATTTGTTAATTAAATAAATAGTTGTATATTAGCTGTATAATTGCAATGAAGCAGTTATATAAACAAAACAAAATGAATAAATTAAAACTTAACGAAATTAAAAATTTAAGTAGTAGTAGTGTAAAAATAGCACACTTAACTTTAACAATGGAATCAATCCATTTTGAACACGATTTAACTTTTAAGTTGTCGACTGCAGGTACTAACATAAGAATTGAGAGTAGTCATTTAACAAGAGAATTAAATCATTTAATTGAGTGGTTAAATCAGTCATCAGAAAATGAAGATAATTTAAGAAGTAATGAATCTGAAATTATATTATTTGCAAGAGATATGATTAAATGTAATGACCAATTAAAAGAAATTAAAACTCTTTAATAATAACAATGGGAGGGTAAAACCTCCCTTATTTTTAGATATGAATAAACAAGACAAAAAACTAATAAAGACATTACTAAAGCTCCACAACAAAAAGGAAATATCTGCTAAGACTTGTGCTGATACAATCTTTAGAATCATTAAGAATCAATGAAAGAGATATATGTTAAAAAGATTACTGCAAGTGCTTTAGAAATGCCTGTAGAAAAAAGAAAAGAATTAATAATAGAATTAACTAAATCATTACTAAAAAAATAATTATGTATAAGAAATTCTTAAAACAAGACCCTAATAACTGGAAATGGCTAATAGCTATTCACGTTGTTGTATATTCAATAATATTAATTTTAACTATAAAAATATAAATTATGTACGAAGCAAAACAAATAAAATTTACTTATGATTCAAAAACTTTATTAATTAAAAAAGATAAAGAAATAAGAGAAGATATAGAAACTTGTAAAAATATTCTTAGTGATTTACAAAATGTAATTAATATAAGAGAAAAACACGAAGCTAAACATCAAAAATGGTGGGATGATAGAAAAACATTATTAGATAAATTTGAAAAATTTTGTTTAATGAATGAATTAAAAAATTAACTTAACAGGGGGGTCGACAAAACAATCAAGGTGGATAGCTATAAGGTGTACAACTTTTAACCACTACAACGGAGCAGGAGAGCCTACACAGACCCCCCATATTAAATATAAAAATAGAAAATTTTATTTAATAATTTAGTGATGTTTGTTTTGTTGGAAAAGGGGTAGCATAGATGTTGCCCTTTTTTTTTATGTATATGTCAAAAATCCTTTAGAAATTTCGATATATATATATGAAAGTAGAATTAAACGTGCCTAATGATTTAAAAGAAATCCGACTGCACCAATACCAAAAGTTCCTAAAGCTCCAAGAAAAGAGTGTAGATGAGAAGTTCTTAGCTTCTAAGATGATAGAAGTATTCTGTGGCTTAAAGCTCACCGATGCACTTAAAATGAAGGTAGGAGATGTATATGCTATTACAGGAATACTTGGAGATATGTTTAATCAGAAACCTAAGCTGGTTAGAAAGTTTAAAATGAATGGTGTAGAATATGGTTTCATACCTGACTTAGACCAAATGAGTTTAGGAGAATACATTGACCTGGACACTTACTTAGGAGATTGGGAAAATATACATAGAGCAATGAATGTTCTGTATAGACCTATTAAACATAAGTATTCAGAAAAATATAATATAGAAGAATATAATATAGATCATCCTGAGAAGATGCAAAATATGCCAATGGATGCAGTTCTTAGTTCTGTGCTTTTTTTTTATCATTTAGGAATCGACTTGTCGAAAGCTATGATGAATTATTTGGAGGACAAACAGGAAACGAATTTAGTGCAATATCTCAATTCGGAAGCAAATGGGGATGGTATCAATCAATTTACGGACTCGCTCAAGGGGATATTAGACGATTTGAGAATATCACTAAGTTAAAGATGCACGAGTGTTTTATGATGCTATCATTTATGAAGGATAAAGCAGAAGCAGAAGCTAAACAATTTAAAAGTAAAATAAAATGAGTCAAGGAATAAGAGGTTTTTATCAATTAACTGAAACAATTAAAACACAGTTGTTATCTGATGAGAATGTAAATACTGTAACTACTGGAGATATAACAGAAATAGATTTATCTAAACAAACTATATTTCCTCTTTGTCATATAATGGTTAATAGTGTGAGTACGCAAGAACAGGTACTAGCATTTAATATAACTGTTATGGCTATGGATATAGTAGATGTAGATAAAGAAGCTACTACTGATTTATTTAGAGGTAATAACAATGAACACGATATACTAAACACTCAATTAGCAGTTTTAAATAAACTTGTTATGGTTCTTAGAAAAGGTGACTTATATACAACTAAATACCAATTAGAAGGTGACCCTTCTTGTGAACCTTTCTTTGAAAGATTTGAGAATCAGTTAGCGGGATGGGCTTGTACTATGGATATACTTATTGAAAACGATATAACCATATGCGACTAAAACAAACTAAGGACATATTAAACAAATTTGCTAAGTATGTGATTCAACAATCTCGTACTAATCTAAGTAAGAATAAAAAGAATAGTTCTAAATCTCTTTACAATAGTTTAGACTTCAAATATAAAGCAGTTAATGGAGGAACAGGCATTCAGTTCTTAATGGATGAATATGGTATTTATCAAGACAAAGGGGTAAGAGGAGCTAATGCATATTATGCAGATAGAGCAACTTCACAGAGTCCATATAGTTTTAAAACTTCTTCTAAAATACCTCCAGTTAAAACTTTAGCTGATTGGGCAAAAAGAAAGAACATAAGATTAAGAGATGAAAAGGGTAGGTACTCAAAAGGTAATTACAATACAATAGGTTTTCTAATAGCAAGAAGTATTAAAGACAAAGGTATAAGAGCAAGTTTATTTTTTACAAAACCATTTGAAAAGGCTTATAAAGATTTGCCAAAAGATTTAGTTAAAGGATTTATAAACGATATAGAAATAACAATAGAATGAGTACAATAATAAATGCAAGAAGTCCATATTATATAAAAGTAGAACCTGCTACAGGTACACTTAGTTCAGCTTCAATGAGCTTATATATATATTCTGGAACTTTTACAACAGACAAACCTGGAACTCCACAATACACTATAAGCAAAGATATTATAGGTTCTAACAACTATGTAATATATGAGATCACAGAATTAATTAGAGATTATCTAAATACAGAGTATGCAAGTTTTGCTACAGATGGAGTATGGGTAGAAGCAGACATCACACTAACTAAAACATCAGGAAGTGAAACACAGAACTTAGATTATCTTTCTTTTGATGGTTATGGATATTTCGAGGATGGAGTTAATCCAAGAACTTTAATAGACCCAGTAAACACTTTAGTAGATTCAATAACTACAGGTACGACTACAGCTTATAAACTAATAGACAGTACACAAACTTTTTTGACAAGTGTAGCAATAGGAGATACTGTTCACAACGACACAGATACAACAGAAACAACAATAACAGCTATAGATAGTGATACTCAACTTAGTTTAAAGAATGATATAATGACAACAGGAGAGGATTATAGAATCATAGGAACTCCTAATTATACTCCTCAATATCTGCAATCAAATACTAAGATATATTTTAAACAAGGAACTGATATAGTATTTCCTGTATTTTCAGAACCAGAACCATTGATAGAATTTACAACAGGAGGAGGAGCTGATGTATTTTGGGAACAAGTAGAAGACTTTTGGAATTTATATGATGTTAGTTGGGGAAGCACTTTAAATGATATACAAGTTAGTGACTCTACAGACTCTACACAAAAGATAGTTTATATTAGAGTAACTCCTACAGACTCTTTAATAACAGGAGATACAATTACTATAACAAGCTCAGTAGGTACTTCACAAGTAACAACACTTACACTTGAAGCAGTATGTGAACCTAAGTATCAAGAACTACAAGTTATATTCTACAATAAGTTTGGAGCATTACAGATAATGCCATTTTATAAAAAGTCAATAGATAGTATAAACACTAATTCAGATAGTTATAAAAGAAACTTAATGGAGTTTGCTACTGACCCTACTTATAACACAGAGAAACATCAGATAAGACAATTTCACGTTACAGGTAAAGAATCTATAACAATGAATACAGGCTTTATACAAGAGAGTTTTAACGAGGTTATAAAACAAATGATGCTAAGTGAACAAGTGTGGGTAGATAATGGCACAGAAGTACTCCCAATAACTTTAAATACATCAAGTTTACAATTTAAGAAATCAGTAAATGACAAGCTCATAAATTACACAGTAGATTTCGAGTATGCGTTTAATAAAATAAATGACATTAGATAATGCAGAACATTCAATTATATATTGAGGGAAATAGAATGGATATGTTTAAGGATGAGTCAGTTTCTTTAACTCAAACTATTCAAAATGTAAAAGACATAGCTAAGGTGTTTACAAACTTTACTAAGACCTTCTCATTACCTGCATCTAAAGGAAATAATAAGGTATTTGAACATTATTACAATTATGATATAGTAGATGGCTTTGATGCAAGAGTAAAAAAGAACTCTACTATTGAATTAAACTATCTTCCTTTTGAAAAAGGAAAGATTAAGTTAGAGGGAGTAGATATGAAGAACAATAAACCTTATGCTTATAGAATTACATTCTTTGGAAACACAGTAGATTTAAAAGATGTACTAGGAGATGATACACTACAAGCATTAGGATGGTTAGATAACTTTAAAAAACCTTATAGCTCTGCAGGTATATACACAGGTCTAGTAAGTGGATATGACATAACGGTAGATGCTGTTTCTTATACTAAAGCTATAATAGCTCCTCTAATTACACATACTACTAGACTTTATTATGATAGTGTAAATCATACTGCTGAATATCCTGACCCTGATGGAGGTAATTTATATCCACATAGTTCTGGTGGTGGTTCACATCATCACGGTGTTTATTATGGTGAGCTTAAATATGCTATAAGATTACATTTAATAATAAAAGCAATAGAGGAGCAATATCCTGAATTAGAATTTACAACAGATTTCTTTAATACAACTAATAATGCTTATTATGGTTTGTATATGTGGCTACACAGAAAGAAAGGAGATGTTAATGACCCTAATCAAGTTTTACAATATGAAGAATATGTTGACTTTGGATTAGACACTACAATGACAAATGTAACTGCTCAAGGAGAAGAAATAATAGTAACTGGACACACAACAGGAAATAAACTTTCAACAACATTAAACATAAGACCTAATTCTGCAGAGACAAGCAGATATGAAGTAGAAGTAACTAGAGATGGTTCTACATTTGCTACAGGAAGTGCTGAGAATAGTGATTTACAATTAGATATGAATTTACCTAATGGAACATATAAAGTTCTATTAAAGGTAACTGAAGAATTTGTGTTTGGTGAAACAGGTGTTGAAAATGCTGTTGATTGGGAGTTTTCAGATTTATTAGTTCCTGAATCTCATACGTTTGATGTAACACAGTTTACAGTTCCTGCTGAGTTTGAATTTTTACCTACTAAGCAAATACCTACAATGAAAGTAATAGACTTTCTTACAGGTGTTTTTAAGATGTTTAATCTTACTGCTTTTGTACAAGACGATGGTAAGATCAAAGTACAAACATTAGACAGTTTTTATAGTGGAGGTACGAGTTATGATATAAGCGAATATGTAGATATAGATTCAAGTCAAGTAGATATAGCTCTTCCTTATAGAGAAATACAATTCCAATATAAAGGATTAGGTACTAAGTTAGCATTACAACACGAACAACTAAGTAATTCAGGAATAGGATGGGGAACATTAGAGTATAATGCAAATAGTGGAGAAAACTTAGATGGAGGTATATATACTGTTGAAGCTCCATTTGAACATATGAAGTATGAAAGACTTAGAGACGGTAATTCTACAACTACTACTACAATACAAGTAGGATGGTGTGTAGATGATAATGATGATGCTTATATAGGTGAACCAATTTTGTTTTATCCTATATATCAACAAAATCAAGATAATATAAGATTCTTAACAGGTCAAGATACAGGTCAACAAACTACTAATGATTATTATATTCCAAGTAATAGTTTTGCTTTATCTTCTAGTACAAGTGCAATAAACATAAACTTTAATGCAGAGTTAAATGAATGGACAAGTGACAATACATTTACTGATACTTTATTTGATGATTACTATACTACTTACATAACAGATGTATTTGATATTAAAAGAAGATTATCAAAGTATAAAGCATTTCTTCCATTAAAGATATTAAGGAACTACACATTAGCAGACAGGTTTGTAGTAAACAACAGAAGTTATAAAATTAATAGCATAACAACTAATCTTGGAACAGGAGAAAGCGAAGTTGAATTATTAAACGAGGTATGATACAAAACATTTTAGAATTACTCCAATTAGTAAAAGGAGATACAGAAAATATAAGAATAGCTCAAGGTAAGTATAAACTTCCTGAAACATTTAGTGAAACATTCAAACAAATAAAAACAGAAATAAAATGGCTCAAAAAGTAGTAATAGACATTGATGTAAAAAGTGGAGAAGCTGAGAAGCAAGTAGAGAATCTTAATAAAGACTTAAAGGAAACTAAACAAGATTTATCTGCTATTGATGATGCAGGAGATAAAATGACAGGTGGTCTTGTATCTGGTTTTAAGAATGGTGTAAAATCAGTCAAGAAGTTTGCAAAAGGATTAATGACTGTAAATGGCTTATTAAAAGCTAGTTTATTTGGAGCTATAGCGTTGGCTATTGGTGCAGTTGCTACAGCATTAACTAATTCAGAAGAAGGTCAGAATAAATTTGCTAAATGGCTAAATCAAATTACAGTAGTTATAGGAAATGTAACAGATATATTAGGAAACTTTGGTAATGCTATATTATCTTTTGTAACAGGTAATTTCGATGAAGCTGCAGAATCTATAGCTAAAGTAACTGAAGGTATTAAAAACTTTGGAGAAGAAACTCGTAAAGAAATAGCTATAGCAGGAGAGTTGTCAGATATGAGAGCTAAAGCTGATAAAGCAGAAAGAGATTTACAAGTACAAAGAGCAAAAGCAAATAGAACTAGAGCAGACTTATTAGAGAAAGCAGTAAATAAAGAAAAGTTTTCAGTAGAAGAAAGAATAGGTTTCTTAGAAGAAGCAGGTAGAATAGAAGAAGAAATAACAAACAAAGAAATAGCAGCATCTAGATTAAGATTAGAAGCTAAGCAATTAGAAAACTCATTATCTGCATCTACTAAAGAAGATTTAGACGAAGAAGCAAGATTAAAAGCAGAACTTATACAATTAGAAACTGCTAAACTTACAAAACAAAAAGAAGTTACTTCACAAACTATAGCATTAAAAGCAGAAGAAGCTGCAGCATTAAAAGCTATTGAAGATGAACAAAGACGTGTAAAAGAAGAACAAGCTAAAGTAGATGAGCAACTCATACAAGATGGTTTTAAAAAAGCTAAAGAAGCACAAAAGAAAAAAGAAGAAGAAGATGCTGAAAATGCTAAAAAAGTAGAACAAGAAAAACAGAGAATTTTACAAATGGATATTGATATTGAGAATAGAAGAACTGCTGCTAAGAAAGCATCTGTTGACTCTGCTATTGCTTTATTTGGAGCAGAGAGTGCTGCAGGTAAGGCTGCACTTATAGCTAAACAAGTTATGGCTGCACAAGAGATGATACAAGAAGCAAGAAAGACTATTACTTTTGCTACATTAGCATCATCAAGAACAGGAGTTGCACTTTCTGAAGGTACTGCACAAACTGCTAAGATAGGTTTTCCACAAAACATACCAATGTTAATTGCTTATGCTTTACAAGCAGTAGGCATTGTTAGTTCTATTAGTGCAGCAGTAGGTAAAAGTAAATCTGTAGCGTCTTCACTTGGAGCAGGTGGTGGGGGTGGTTCTATACAAAGTCCACAAGTTCCAACAGGCTCTGCTCCTCCTGCATTTAATGTAGTAGGTACATCAGGTTCTAATCAATTAGCAGGAGCAATAGCTTCACAACAACAACAACCAGTAAAAGCATTTGTAGTTAGTAATGATGTTACTACTGCTCAGGAGTTAGATAGAAATATTGTAAGTGGAGCAACTATAGGATAAAATACAAAATATTAATTTTTAAACGATATATAAATATGAAAATAGTAGAACTTATTTTAGATGAAAATGAGGAGCTAAATGGGATTGAAGCAATAAGCATTGTAGAGAATCCTGCAATAGAAGAAGATTTTGTTGCTTTAAAAAGTGATGAAATAAAATTAGCAGAAGTTAGCGAAGAAAAAAGAATCTTAATGGGAGCTTTATTAATCCCTAACAAACCTATATATAGAAGGAGTGGAGAGGATGAATATTATATATACTTCTCCAAAGATACGGTTTTAAAAGCATCCCAAATGTATTTAATGAAAGGCAATCAAAACAACTCAACATTAGAGCATCAATATTCTCTAAATGGTTTGTCTTTAGTAGAAAGCTGGATAGTAGAAGATACTGTTCACGATAAATCCAGGAAGTATGATATGGAAGTTCCTGTAGGCACTTGGATGGGTACTGTAAAAGTAAACAATGAAGATGTTTGGAATGACTATGTAAAGACTGGTAAGGTTAAAGGATTTTCTATAGAAGGCTACTTTGTGGATAAAATGGAAAGACCTAAAGATGCAACTATAAACGACTTAGCTGAAATAGAGGAAGAAGAAGCAAAAGAATTGTTATCTACTATTAGAGGTATTATAAAAGGAGACAAAAGAACTAAGAGTGGAAAGAAGATGATAATGGAATCTTATACAGACTATCCTGATGCAGTTAAGAATAATGCTAAAAAAGGATTAGAGCTAAATGAGAAAGTAAACAATAAGTGTGCAACACAAGTTGGTAAGATTAGAGCTACACAACTTGCACAGGGTAAACCAATAAGTAAAGAAACTATAAAAAGAATGTATTCTTATTTGTCAAGAGCAGAAGAATACTTTGACCCAAGTGATAATTCTAAATGTGGAACTATAAGTTTCTACTTATGGGGAGGATTAGCAGCAAAGAGATGGAGTGAATCTAAACTTAAAGAATTAGAGTTAGCTTCTATGAAGATAAATGAGGACTATGCTATAATAGATGATAGGTTAGCATACTCCACAAAAGAGAAAGCTATAGAGATGGCTGAAGATATGGGGTGTAACTCTTACCACGAACACGAATACGAGGGTAAAGTATGGTTTATGCCTTGTGAACAACACGAGCTTAAAGCTCCTTACTGCATACCAATCAAATAATATGGATGATACTACACATAATGTAAGTCCACAAGGAGGAAACAGAGCTTGTCTTTGTTGGGATAAAGAAACCTATAGTATTAAATGCTGTGATGGTTCATTACACGCACAAGGGATAGGAAGTATAAATAGAGATACTTAAAAATGCAAAATAATTAACTAAATACGATATATTAATATGAAACCTATGGAAATGTTAAATCAAATTAAAAACGTCTTGGGTGTAGATTTATCTACAGAAGAAAAAGTAGAACTTGCTCAAGCTAAATTAGAAAATGGTACTGTTTTAGAAGCAGAATCATTCGAATCAGGAAAAGAAGTATTTATCTTAACTGATGACGAGAAAGTAGCTTTACCTATTGGAGAGTACGAAATGGAAGATGGTAAAATCTTAGTAATAGCAGAAGATGGTATTATTTCAGAAATCAAAGAAGGTGGAGAAGAAGAAGTTGTGGAAGAAGAAGTAGAAGAAGTTGAAGAAGAACTTAATGAAGAAGACAAGTACGCAACTAAACAAGAACTTCAAGAAATCAAATCTATGGTAGAAGAAATCAAAGAATTGATGAAAGAAGGTAAGAAAGAAGAAATGCAAAAGGAAGAAGAATTAATGTCACATAAATTGACAGAACTTGCTTGTCAAGAAGATGAAGCTCTAAAAGAAGAATTATCTAAACCTGCTTCTGAACCTATCAAGCATTCTCCTGAAGCAAAAGAAGAATTAAATAAAGTTGTTTATTCTGAAAAGAGAAACTTAACAACTAAAGATATAGTATATAATAAAATAGCAAATTTCAAATAAAAATTAATAAAAATTAAAATTAAATTATGGCAACTACAGTTTCAATAACAAGTACTTATGCAGGTGAGTTTTCAGGGAAGTATATTTCTGCTGCTCTATTAAGTTCTCCTACATTAGAAAGAGGAAACATCGAAATTAAACCTAACGTTAAATTTAAAGATGTTATCAAAAAAGTAGCAACAGATTCTAACGTTATTAAAGACGCTTCTTGTGACTTTACTGACACAGCTACTGTTACTTTAACAGAAAGAATCTTACAACCAGAGCAATTCCAAGTAAACCTTGAGCTTTGTAAGCAAGACTTTATCTCAGATTGGGAAGCAATCTCTATGGGATACAGTTCTTTAAATGACAAATTACCTCCAAAGTTTTCTGATTTCTTAATCGGACACGTTGCAGGATTGGTAGCAGAAAAGAATGAGCAAAACATTTGGGCAGGTGTAAACGGAAACGCTGGAGAGTTTGATGGAATCACAGTATTAGCAGCAGCAGACGGAGACGTTAACGATGCAGCTAACGGTGGTGAAACTGCTTTTAGTTCAACTAATATAATTAGTCTTTTAGAAAACGTAGTAGATTCTTTACCTTCTGCAGTTTATGGAAAAGAAGATTTAAAAATATATGTTCCAACTATCGCTTGGCAATCATACATCAGACAATTAGGAGGATATGCTGCTAATGGTGTTGGTGGTTCAGGTGTTGACGCAAGAGGTGGTTTATGGTACAATCAAGGTAATGCACTTTCTTTCGATGGAATTGAAGTAGTATTAGCTCCAGGTATGCCAACTAATCACATTGTAGCAGGACAAAAATCTAACATCTACTTTGGTACAGGTCTTTTATCTGACCACAACGAAGTTAAGTTATTAGATATGGCTGACCTAGATGGTTCTCAAAACGTAAGAGTAGTAATGAGATTCTCAGCAGGTGTACAATATGGAATAGGAAGTGACCTATCTTTATTGACATTAGCTTAATAAATTGTTTAACATAGAGGGGTAGGTAGGGTATATACCTGCTTACCCTTTCTTATAAAAATTATAATAATATGGCTTGTACATTAACAACAGGAAGAAACATACCTTGTAAATCTTCTGTAGGTGGACTTAAAACAGTTTACTTTTCAGATTATGGTCTTACTGTTACTGACAATTCAACAGATGCAGAAAAAGTAGATATAGGAGGAACTCCTGACTTTTTTCAATACGACCTTAAAGGAAGTTCATCTATGGAGACTGCAGTAAACAGTTCAAGAGAAAACGGTACTACTTTCTTTGAATCAACTTTAAATATTTCATTACAACTATTAGATAGTAAAACACAAGAAGAATTAAAGATTATAGCTTTAGGACGACCACAAATCGTAATAGAAGACTATAATGGTAATTTCTTTTTAATGGGTAGAGAACACGGATGTGAGGTATCTGGTGGCTCTTTCACAAGTGGAGCTGCTCTGGGAGATGCATCTTCATTCTCTTTATCATTAATTGCTCAAGAAGTATCAGCTCCTGCATTCCTTGCAGATAAAACTGATGTGACTGATAATGTGAATGTGGCTAAGATTTCACCTGCTACTCCTAATAATGGATAATAAATCATTAAGTTAGAAAATTAAGGGGACTATATGTCCTCTTTTTTTTTGCATTTAACACAAAATATAGTTTTTTTTTCGATATATAAGTATGAAGATATTAACTACAAGTAGCTCACAACAAACTATTGATGTTATTCCAAGACAATTTTTATCTAGCTATAAATTAATAGTAAAAGACGAAGCTGCAAATGAAGAGGTTTTTAATGATGAAGTAAATGCAGTAGCTTATGAAGATTATAGGAAATTGCAAGTAACTTTTGACCCTGTTTTAAAGGAGGGTAGATTTTATACAATGGAGATTAGAAATAGATTAGTAGATACTGTTATCTATTATAAAGATAAGATATTTTGCACAGACCAAAACATAAGTCAAACAAGTAACAACTATTATTCTATCAATAATAATGAATATACTTTTGATTCTACAGCAGGTTCTCACGATAACGATTACATAATAATATGAACGATTTAAGAATAGTAAATTTAAGCACTTACACAAGTCCTAAAATAAAAGAAGTTAGCAATAG